CTCCTGCAAGTCATCCTCACTATAGGAATTACAGTACAATATTGCTATCATACGTTCATAACTAAAAATGGGGGTAAACCGGCCGTATTTCTTTCCACAGGTTGCCCCTAGGAAGGTGCCACTAATCGGGCCCTCAATAACACGGTCTTGAGGAGGGGGGTGAAGATTAACCCCAACCCTGGAATAGGCGACCTTACGCCGCTCATATCCCAACAAGTCTTTAAAGATCTTGTCATATCCATTCATATGGTCATCAGAATAGATGTTCCACCTATTACGGAGGTAGTAACGTTCAGGATTCACCATCAATGATTCACACATATCCAAAAAGTGATCCATCAAAATGAAAAGATGTCCAAAACTATTACTCATGGTAGTATCGGGTCTGCCGGACTTCATTCCAGGCACTAAAACAACCTGCCCATTAGGGAGCAAGACAATAGACCAAAACCCTGTTTCCATATACCACCACAACTTCTTCTGTTCTGGGGACCCCATATCATAATCCATAAGGTAACGGTACATCTCGCGACATGCCGCATCCAGAGGACCAGAGAAACTGGCATCCCATTTATTCGCATCACCAATCACCACCATAAGGTGTTCCAACTGACGCATCATGGCATCATAAGCGCCATGGGTGAACGTTGAGCCCATTCTAAAAGGCCAATGTCGTACTTCATTACCCATAAAAATCATAAGGTTTTTAATGCCTGAGATTAAACGGGCGAAGCAGATACTATGAAAACTGTCGGGGAAAGTGAAAGTTCTAACACTCTCTCTCACAACCTTCGGCATAGGCAATATTTCTGCCTTGCCGGAACTCCTGTATACTGGCTGGATATTATACTCATGGGCATACTTATCCATCCACACTACTAGGTCACGATGGTTAGTGAATACTTGTTCCTTATTCCTATAACCAAATTCCTCCTTGAGGACGGCCCCAGCCGCTCCGTCGGGATTGAAATCTACATCCTCGAGATCGAGGGGATGACATTTCCCAACAAATGGCTTGAACACACTCTTCATAAACGCTATATTACGATTAAACCTATCTCTACCATAACTATCAACGGTAATCTCCTTACGCACATATCGCGAGGTAGCCAGCAAAACACTTTTCCTGGTACCCTGTACACGGGCATAAGGGACATCCATCTTAGTATTGTTCTTAAAATGAGACTTAACTGCAACATTATAGTTCGGAGGTAACATCTGTGGTTTCATAAATCCAAACGTGTGGAATCCTTGTATTGCATCTGATGTGGGTGGCTCCACACACTTATCTTTC